AAAGTATAATAATCAGAAACTGCTTCATTTCTAGGTTCTTCAAACGGGAACATATTAGCTTTCATATTTTCAAATTGCAAAGCAGCAACCATATTACCCTTAATACTTCCAAGTTTATTCACAATAGAATTAATATCAACAGATTTTGGTTTTGCAGATCTTACACCCCCAGAATTATCAAGCTGAACATCCCAACCCATTTTCCCTACTAATGTAGTACCAACATCTTTTAAATATAAACCTGTATTATTAACCATTCTAGCATTCAAATCTGTAATTTGCTTACTATTATCAGCAATAGAATGACCTACTATATCTTCAGCATAACATGGAGAAACTTTAACAGTCGTAATAGTTGTACTTATACCAACAACCTTACCAGTCTTAGGATCAGTAGGTATCTGAACTTGTTTACCAGTAACAGGATGTGAATATGATTTTCGACCAGCTAATTGAGCTGCAATACTTGCTTCTGCACCTTTTACATCAAATTGTTGTGTTAAAGTACCTCTCATCTGATCAGCAAGTTTTTTAACAATCTTATTATAATCTTCAAGAGTTTTCTCTGTAAACTTTTCTTTTACTTCTGATAATTGCCATCTCTGACTCATAGGTGTTGCAGATACCGCTGGTGACATCTCCTTATTATACTTCTTCAAACTATACTCCATCATCTTATTATAAATGATCTTCTGATATTTTGCAATCTCATTTGCATGATCATCCATCTCTTTATCCATATCTAATTCTGGATTAGATACTGCATCCGCATACTGTTGTTGAGCACTTAAATGTTTTTCAACCTTAGTACTTAAATTTTCTGTTGATATTTGTATTGCCTTCTGTGCAGACTCAACTTGCTTATCAGATTTCATAAGAGGGATTTTTTCCTTATTCTTATCATCCCTTTTAATATCTCCAGCAGCAATTATATGAGGAGCAGTTGCACCTGCTTCTATAGATGCCCCTGGGAAGGTAGGTCCCATAGGAGAATTTGCTGCTTTACACCTATCCTTTGTCCCTTGTTTAACTTCACTAGCAACATAATTATCAATTACTTCTCGCCGATATCTTTCTGAATATCCATCTTTAACAGTAAGTTTACTAAGAGGTCTTCCCGTATTAGGATCAACAATATCCGCTGCCTCTGCTTGTTTTGAAGCTTGTTGAGCATCTGCAAATTGTTGAGCATTAAAAGGGCGATCTGGACGCATCCCATACTTATTGAGAGTCATCCCAGGTGGTGGAGCAGAACACTCCGCCTGTTGATCAGCATTCTTAGGTTTCTCAGTTATTAAACCTTTATCCGGAACCGTTTTTGCAGGAACTACTTTAGGAGGATCTTTTGGAGTTGCATATCCACTTTCTGCAATAACTCCTGGTTTATTATTAGTAACAGGACCATCCCCACCAGATGCTGCAGATGTCTGTGTTGCTAATTGTGTCTGAGAATTATTACCAAGAACTCCCATAATGACAGGAACCTCTTGGTCCCCACCATCCATAAAGAATCCAAAAACAACATTACCTTGACGAAGACCAGGAGTTTGAAAAGCATCTGCTTGTCCACCACCAGCAGTGATGGGGTACATAACATTTGCCCAAGGTAATTGATCATCAGGAATAGCATCCTGACCTTGATCATGGAGACCCATGATCCTTACCTTATACCTTCGACCCCATCCAGGAACACTATCTTTACTTTGGAACTTTCCCTTTTCTATATTACCTAGCCAGGTCGATTCATCGGCAATCTGTCCGATCCACCATCTCCACTCTGTACCTAGATATCCAGGATTAAATAGCGATCCTCCTTCTGACATATTTTATTCGTCGTATACTCTACATTCTAAAGCGTCTGGATGATTATCACAGTAAACTTCTAATTTCTTATCACTATGTCTAGTGTGCCAATCATTTATCTTACCATCACCAGGATTTGCTTCATCCTCTTCATGGTCATGGAATGCATCATTATGCATCTTTAAATCTTCTTCACTATACTCAAGCATACCATGATTGACATGTTCTTTATGATCTTTTGGATCAAGATAAACTTCATGATTCAGATCGTGATCTGGAACTTTAGTTGTCATAGTTGATTACTCCTAATTTAACTGGATGCCGTTCCCTTTCGACCAACGGAATCCCTTATAGCATTAATTCTAGTATAAGTTTCCGTTGATGTCATGTAATGACATAAATCCCTAATAATATATAGACCCCCACTTTGAGAATCTACTTCAGCCTCTTTAGCTTCCGCTACTGGTAATTGAGGTGAATCAATAAAAATTGAATCTCCAGCATGTAAACTAAAATCACCAGGAAGAGTAAGAGAAATCATCATATTATTCATCTGATTCATTCTCATAATGCCCTGGTTTAAAACATTCTTTGGATCTGCATTTTCCCCTTTAGATTTTTTAATCTGTTCTTGATCTTCTCCTTCACCACCACCTTCAGGTAGAGTTCCTACATCAAGATATTTAAAAGTAGTTCTCGAAAAATCATTTTTTCCGCCCTTAGCTGCCTTAATTGCAGGATTTAATACAGGCAAATTCTCACCCGCAAGTTCTAAGTTCTTTTCATTACCAGGAGCTCCACCACCTCCACCTGCTGCAGGTCTATTACCTGCATTTGGATATGTAACTTCATAATAACAATTAAAGGGATTAAAAGTAATAAGACGAGTACTATATGCTCCTTGTTCTAATTTATCCTTTATATTATTACGATTATCTTTATCAAACTTCACTGCTTTTACATCATATCCTGGAGGAGTTGCCATAGTACCACCATCAGGAGTTTCTGTATAAAGTATAGATTTTTTCTTTTTATTTTTACTTGCATCAAATAACCAATCAATTGATTTAAAATGAAATCCTTTAGATGTTTCCCAAAGGAGAAATCCTGCACTCTCTCCACCCTTCCCTTCTGGAGCAGCAACAGTTGAAAACCAATTCATCATATAAAAAGGTTTCTTATTATTACAAATTTTATTATATGTCCCTAAAGTTTTTTCTATGTCCAAAGTTTTTTTAGTCCCAATATATGCAGCATCTTCCAAAATCTTCTTAACATGATCGGATACCGCACCATCAAATCTTGTATTTATCCTTACTTTATCATTATCAAATAATTCTTTAGAATTCATTTCTAAAGTAACTAAACTCTTTCCCGCATCACTCAATACTTCAGTAACTTTATTAACAAGTAATTCTACTTCAAGTTGCTCTTCATTAACATCACTAAACTTTAATTTAACACTTTCACTTCCAGTTATAGGTAGACCTTCTACTGCAGGTTTATTACCAAGTTTTGGATTATCACCCGTATCAACATAAGTAACAGTTGCATGAATTACATCTTGAAAAATACTTTCATAATACTTTAATTGAATTGGCCATGAACTATTTCGCTCTCCTGGATCACCTGAAATATTAAATTGCTTTCCTGGATCTGAATTGGAAGCAACCTTTATCATCTCAATATTACCAGGACCAGTAGCAAGTGAAGTTACCTGTGCCATTTAAAAATACCTCTCCATTACTATTTAACCATCCCCTCGATATAAAGACATAAATGGACTTAGTGCTTTACTACCACCACCCATATCTCCACCCCCACTTTCTTGCTCTGCCCCAGGAGAAGAAGTAGGTACAGGAATTGGAATAGGAATTTGTATAAAGGTATTACCCTCTTGCCCACCCTCTTCATAGGAAGCATAAGATTCTAAAGATTTTAATTTATTATCTGATGTACCAGATTTTACAATGGCACTCTGACCCATATCCCAGAGTTTCTGCTTCCTTTGTACTACCATCTGCTGCTTTATAGTCATATCCTCTGTAATTACAGGTCTCGAACCTTCGACTAGTTTTTGGACAGGACCCTTAATAAGATGAGAATGAGATGATACTATAACTTCTTCTTTAACTATATCTTCTTTTTTGCCACCTCCAAAGAATCCCTGAACACCCTCCAGAAGATTTGTACCTATATTCTTTGCTCCTTCCCAAGCATCACTAATCATCTTCTGTCTCTTGTCCCATTCTTCTTTTGCTTTTTGTTTATCTATTTCATCTTGCTTTTCCTTTACAGATTTTGCTGTAACTGCTTTAGGTACAGGAACTTCACCTTTAGGAGCACTCGGAGCACTAGGGAATGCACCAGGCATAAAGGAATTGGCAACATGAGGAACTAACCAGGGAAGTCCTAAAGGAGTGAGTAAAAATAAATTGGGTATCTTAAGTAATCTCCCACCTTCAACATACTTATTAAGACCTGGAATAAACTGAGCAATAAATCCTAAAACTTCTTGTACTCCTGGAAGACCTCTTAATGCTTTAATTACTGACCATCCACCAATAAAAGGAACCCAACCTGGTACTTCTGCTCCAAGGAATTTCGTTCCGCCAGGAATCTTTTCAATAACATTACCAATTAAATCACCAGGTCTAATATCGGGTATAGGAATAGTTGGAAAATCATCAATTACCCTGGACATACCTTCTTTAAAGAAAGTAATCATTGATCCAGCTCCTTCCATTATTTTACCAACCACCTTATCAAATAAATCTTTTAACTTACCAACAGCAGCAGATAATCCACCACCCAAAATCAAATCATACATCATATCACCAAGGAAAACACCCACCAATTCCCCAAAGATTGTCATACCTGGTACTAATACCTTCCCTAAAAGCACTCCAATTGGTCCTGTTACACCTGTTGCTGCAGCAGTTAGAGCAGTACCAGCAGTAACACCAAGAAAACCACCCAATGCTGCACCAAATGCCTTAAATAATGCTTGACTTAAAGGTTCTCCTGACATTAAAGAAACAACAGCAGTAATGATAGGACCAACAATAGGAATCTTACTCAATGGCTTACTAATAAGGCTCAATTTTGCAGTAACACCTTTACCCAAAAACTTTATTGATGCTCGTTTAGCTGCTCTACCCATACCATGTTTTAAAATACTACTACCAAGTTTTCCTCCACTACTTCCTGCAATTTTACTTCCTATCGCTGAAATACCCTTTTTTGCAAGTTTTCCAAGAGTCCCACCACTCAGCCGATTAATACCTTGGGCCAAAGATGTAATAGCAAATTTAGCAGCAGCCCAAACAACCTTTATATTTCTAAGAACAGTTTCAAATATCTTTTGTCCTATAATCTTCCATACTAAAAATCCTGCAACCAGATTCTTCAAATTGGTCATAAAGATGCCATATTTTTTCGCACCTTCTTCACCAAAAATACCCTTTACTGCCTTCTCTCCTATAGAAACTAACTTATATCCCCACTCAACCAAACTCCCAAATGCATTCACTATGAATACAGAGGCATCCGCAATAAAGTCAATCGCTCCACCAATTATAGGAAGAAACTTCTTTAATGCAGGTAAGAATTTAAGCATTCTTACTGCAACCCAACCCAAAATTATTCCAGTAAAGAAATCTAATAAACCTTGCCAAAAACTTTTAACTTTTTTGGGAACCAATTTACCTACACCAGGTCCCTTCTTTTTACCCTTTTCTAAATCTGCCTCATCACCTTTACGTTCTACCTTCTCTGCTGCTTGTTTTTGATCTGCTAATTGCTTCTGTTGTAATGTGTATGTTCCTTTAAGAAGGCTATCAACTGATATAACAGATGATTTTATCTTAATTAAACTTCCTTCTAAAGTTTCTGTTCCACCTTCTTCTACTCCACCGCCAGTATATTGCTGAATAGAAGATACTGAAGTAGAAAGAGGTATTGTTGTTAAAGCACCACCTACCTGAGGAGATGCTGCTGAAGTTTCTTCACCCTCCTGACCCATCATTTTTTGTGCTGCTTCTCTTCTTGCCGCTACCTTCTTTCTCCTATCACCAAGCATCTTCTTACCCCTATCCACCACCGCCTTAGTGCCCATGGCTTTGGCTTCTCTTTTTATTAAACCCTTTGCTAATGCTGCCCAAGCCATATTCTTATACCGTTATCCCCAATACAGCAAGTTTATTTGCAGATATCTTTTTAGCAGCATCAATTACAGGTACTGATTTAGTAGCACCACCCGTACTTGGTGCCTGATTCATACCGTCCGCAGCACTCTTAAGTAACTCACCATCATAAGCTACTGTTGATGAGGGCTTAGGAGAAAGAGGTTTAATTCCTTCACCTACTGGTGGTTTAGGAGTTTTCATGATAGGACTACCTGCCTTAATATCCACAGAAGCCATTCCCACAATTCCAGGAGTGCCTGAAGCACCATCAACACCTCCAGCACCAGGAGCACCATCAACACCTCCAGCACCAGGAGCACCAGGAGCACCAATCGAACCCAAAACATTATTTACAGTATCTTTACCAAATATTCCTTCAGCAACTTTAGATAATGGTGATCCTGCAAATGATTCTTTTACTTGACCCATCAATCCCTGTACTGCTGGCATCTGCATCATTTGTTGTACCATTGGATTAGCCATCACATTCTGCCCCATTCCTTGTGCCATTTGCATATGTGGAGCAAATGCCTTTCCAGCAATTTGTCTTAACATACCTGCAGGACCACTCTTTAGAGCATCACCAATTCCTAAATGAGGAGCAAACATATTCGCTGCTTTACCAGCAATATTTAAAACACCACTTCCTCTTTGACCTGGTTGCCCAGGAGCACCACCTACAACACTAGGAGGATCACTCCTTGGAGTGATTATTTTCATATTAGAATGATCTTTTTTATGTTTCTCGTCTACCTTTTCCTCAGTACTTCCCTTATCACCATCTTTCTTACCAAAATTAAATAATCCCCCAAATAATCCTTTATCCTCCTCTTTTTCCTTTAAATCTTCAGATTTTTGTGGTTTAGATTCTCCAACTGGTCCACCCTCTTTAAAAGCAGGAACTCCTTCTTTTACTGATGGTTTATTCGTTGCACCTGCAGCAGCATTTAATGCAAGAAGAGCATCTACACCATACTTCTGTACTGCGTCCTTACTTAAAACAAACTCACCATCAGTAAGCATTGCAGGAACTTTGTCATCTCCTTTCTCACCCCTTACTTGCCCACCTTCTTGAGATTCTACAGGACCACCCTCTGCCATTCCTTGAGCAGGTTGAACATTTTGTAAACCTTTCTGAGTTTGTTCTGCAGAATCTTGTGTAGGTTGAATCCTTTGGGCAGACTCACCTTCTTCCTCAGCAGGAATATCCTTACTAATTTCCTCTGATTCTTTTTGTACATCACCAACTATATTTGCTCCAGTCTTTTTCGCATCCTTATCAACATCCTTTAAAGCATCATTAACACCAGGAACCCAACCAAACAATTGCTTAACTATATTAATAATCTTAGGAATACCCCATGCCAATAAAGCAGCTACTCCTGCAATAAACCCAGCAGGACCTAATAATGGTCCAGCAAATGCCAAAATACCAGCTACCAAAACTGGCCACCAATCTTTCAAAAACTTAAATATAGCACTAACTTTCTTTTTATTTTCTGGATCAGTAAACCACTCAAATAATTTCATCACTGCTCTTCCTAATATAATTCCAGTGAGAAATTCAATAATCTGTCCAAAAATTCCCTTCGCAGGTTCTATTATTTTTTCTCCTACCTTCTTAATTCCAGCAAATGCTTTACCACCTGCCTCTAATGCTTTCTCTTTAAATCCTCTTTTCTTCTGTTCCTTTTCTTTGCGGGCATCATCAGAAGCATCTTTTTGAAGACCTTGTTGATCCATCAAAGTTTGCTTAATAGAATCAACACCACCAGCAATTGACTGAACGATACCTAACAAACCATCTAAAGGAGATGCAGGTTGCTCTGGTGCTTCTATATCCTTTGATAATTCTCCTCCTGGTTGACGAAGAGAAAGAGCACTAGCACCTGTTGTATCTGCTGGAACAGCCTTCTCTGCTCCACCTACAGCACTACCTTTTTTAAACGCCTCTGCTGATATAATTTTCTTCGTAATCTTCATCCCAGGACTTGGGGCTTTTTCTTTCCTCGCTACTCTTATTCTTTTTATTTCATCCTGTAATAATGGGATTCTATAATCACTAGCACCTAATGAATTAACAGCCTCCATTAAAGCACTAAGATAATCCTCATCCGACTCAATATCTACCAATTGATATCCGAGGTCTGATAATATCTTTATAGGACTAGTGCTAGTAGCGGGCATTAGATTTTTCTTGATTCCGTTTTAATTCTTCCTCTTCGAGGTGCAATCGTAGAAGTCCGACGTAAATGTCTCGCTCCCAGGGCATCATATTTTCAATCTCTGTTAAGCTATATTTATGGTACTGCATCAATGCAAAATTGAGCCTGTAGTAATTCTCCAGGTCCATATGCACCATCCCTAAGCGAAAAAAGACGCTAATCCCTCCAATACTACATCACTCTCAACTTTGGTCTTTGGATTAGTTACTTTAATAGTATGTGATAATTTAGGCATTGTCTCAAAGAACTTCTCAATCTCTTTAAACTGACCTGAATTCATCTGCTCAAGAAAATCATTCACTTCTTTCTTTGTACAATCAGCAGTAGCCCAAACTTCATCTTCAGTATAAATTTTATCAATACAAGTAGCAATCAATTGGAATGACTGATCCATTGCATTTTTTTCATTAAAATCAAAGTTATTTTTAATAAATTGATCCAAGGATGGATACTTCATTTCCATCATTAAATTTTCATCCAACTGAATCTTATTAGTATGCTCTTCATTCTTCTGAACTTGAATATCATCCAAGAAAACATCAACTGTTACTTGAGTTTCCTCATCATCAGGACAAATAATATTAACTTGCAATTCCTCTCCCACGGATTTACCACGGATATTAAGGAATAAAAATTCAATATCAAAAGTAGGAAGATTCTCTACTTTAACTCCTTTTGTAAGAACACAAGATTTAAGTACTGCTTTAATAGCAGTCGTTATTTGCTTTGTATCCTCACTTTCCAATGCAAGAACTAAAAGTTTCTCCTCTTTAACTAGGAAAGGTCTAAACTGGATTGGCTGTTCAGTTGATGGTAAAACCAATTCATAGGTTGGCGTCGCAATCTTTGGTAAAGGCATGATGTGTTATAAAATTTCAGGGTGTATATTTATATATAGGAGTTTTTTTAGAAAAGTCTTCGGAGTACATCGGATGCAATTGGACCAGAGCCAGGTATATGTTGATTGGCAAAATTTCCCAAAGCATCCGCAGCAAAGTTAATAAAGGGATTCTCATTGGGTTGTCCCCTTCCTCTACCACCTACAGCTTTAGTTGTTTGTGATGAAATATTCCTATCAAGACCCTTTAGAATATATCGAAGATACGTCATTGATACAGTAGTTTTTAATAAACTAGAAGAATCATAAGTAACAGGCATAGAACTTATAGCCTTTGGCCATGCCCTTACAAAATCATATTCCAATATTCCACTTTCCTTTTCATCAAAACTTCTTTCAAATTTTCTAATCTTTAAACCATCTTTCATATAATCATCAGGGTATCGTGCTCTATAAACATAATCTTTTCTGACTGCCTGACTTTCATTTTCATTTACAACACCCTTTAACCACTTCTCAAAAAACTTAATCGGTAGATAATTTGATGCATCAACATAAAATGTAAAATCTAAACTCTCATCAAACATTCGACGATATCCATGTCTCTCTGTAACACCTGTATAATCATTATTAATATCTATTGTTGCAATTTGTGATCCAGGCAATGAAACTTCTGAGCAATTTAATTGCAATTTCCATTGATCTGTACTACTTAACTCTCCTTGCATAAAAGAAGGAAATGGAATTTCCACCTCAAAATGAGAAGTTAAAGCAGGGTTTAGTAAATTTGACTTTACGTCAGAAACCCCTCTTTTAGTGGGACTAGCCATTTATAAATAATTTTTACCTTATATATTATGTATGGCTGAAAGTAAGAAGAGTTTATTTAAACCTACCAAACCAAAGAAATATAAAGGTGATATCAATAATATTATCTGTCGTAGTTCTTGGGAGAAAAAATTCTGCTCTTGGTGTGACCTGAATGAGAGTATTATAGAATGGGGTAGTGAAGAATTCTGGATACCTTACAGATCTCCACTAGATAATAGGGTACACAGATATTTTCCAGATTTTATCATAAAAATAAAAGAAAATACTGGTAACATAAAGACGTATGTTATTGAGGTAAAACCAAGAAAACAAACTCGTCCTCCCATTAAAAGAAAAAAAGTATCAAAAAATTTTATCCGTGAATCTACCGTATACGCAGTTAATCAGGCAAAATGGGAAGCAGCAGATGCATGGTGTAAAGATAGAAAAATTGAATTCAAAATCATCACAGAAAAAGAACTAGGAATTAGGTAATGCCGAACTTAAAAGATTTTGGATTAGGTCCTTACGAAGCATTTGAAAGATATGTCGCAGATCCTGAATCTGAATTCTTAGAATCACATCCAAGTGCCAGAGTAGAAAAACTTAAAAGATTAGTTCGAGAAGCAAATACAGATGATGTAGAAGATATTATGCTCATCATTATGGAAGTTTTTAACCAAACTGTCACTCCTATACCCGAACCAGGAAACTTCTATACATTCGTTTATAATGCCAAAACTCCTGGTATCTCTTATGACCAACATCCACTAATTGCCTGTGTGGACTTATTCCAATGGGGATTTAGAGGACTTAACTTCCATTGGCAAAATTATAGAAATTATACATG